CAGGTCAGGGCGATCACGAACAACACGGCAACGGTGCTCACCGTGGCGCCGGCGTGGACGGTCGTGCCGACCGGGACAATCGCGTACGCGATCATCCAGAGCGAGGTAAGCATCACCGGATCCGTCGGGACGACGAAGGCCGGAATCTATCTGTCCGACCTCCCGTCTGCAGTCGGAACATACACGGATTCCGGGATCTCGTTCGCCGACAATTCGGTCACGGGCTCAAACCCTGGTTTGGTTGCGCCCAACGGCGCGACGGCGGCCAGCTACAAGTTCGCCTCCAACGCGAGCCCGGCTTACAACGCGGGCACATCGAGCAACGCGCCGGCGGCCGATTACTTCGGATCGACGCGTCCGCAAGGAACCGGATACGACATCGGATTCTTCGAATATCCGGCCGCAGCAGCATATTCGCTGACTGCCTCTCCGGGGTCATTCTCGGGATCCGGAATCGCCGCCGGCCTCACCGCGGCGCGGAATCTGGTCGCGTCTCCGGGCTCGTTCGCCGAAGTCGGCCAGGCCGCGGCCCTGAAATCAGCTCGTTCGCTCTTCGCCGCCAAGGGCACATTCACCGAGACCGGCCAGGCCGCGGCGCTCTCATGGTCTCACGCCGGAACCTACGTTCTCTCCGCGGTGCGCGGGACATTCGCCGTGACCGGCGTCGCCGCCGGCCTCAAGAGCGCCCGGCACATGGTCGCCCTTGCCGGTTCGTTCGTCGAGACCGGCCAACCCGCGAGCCTCACCTGGTTTCAGGCCGGCAAGCACGTCCTGATCGCCTCGGCCGGAGTCTTCTCGGTATCCGGTCAGTCCGCGGCGCTTTCCCTCATGCGGGCGGGCCGGCCGAGTCTCCGCCAGGCGCTGGCCGCGCGTTTGCTGGCCGATCCCAAGATCGCAGCGGTTGTCGGTTCCTCCATCTATCCGGTGAGACCTCCGCAGTCATGGCGTGCCGACCTGGGGCCGTCCTTGACTTACGAAATCACGGCAAACGCCTACGACGCCGATCTCGACAACGTCGCGGCAACCGCCGAGGCCCGGGTCGATCTCACGACCAGGTCGCTCCGCGAGTCGGACGGTCTAGCGGTGGCCGAAGCGATCCGCGCCGATCTGGTCGGCGATGCGGGCGACTGGTCCGGCATCGAGGTCGATTACGTCGCGTGGGGCGGGCGTCGCACGTTCCCCATTCTGCTCGGCGAGGGGTCGGATCGGCGCATGTATTCCGTCACGACAACGCTCGAGATCGGGCATCAGACCACGCCTAACCTTTGAGGGTGTACCATGGCTTCGTTCAACAAGTTCAATGCGTTCGTGGCGGACATCGGTTTGAAGGTGCACAACCTCAACTCCGACGATCTTTGGGTCGGACTGTCGAACACAGCGCCGACGGCGTCTAACGCCGTCTGGACGGACATTACCGACATCAGCGCGGGCAATGGATACTCCGCCGGCGGCGCGTCGACCTCCACGCGGTCCTACAGCCAGACGAGCGGCACGGCGACGCTGGCCGCCGGAAATGTTGTCTTCACAGCGACTGGAGCGGTCGGTCCGTTGAGATACGCTGTGATCTACAATCACACCGCGGCCTCCAAGAACCTGATCGGATGGTGGGATTACGGGTCCTCGATCAGTCTGGCGAATACGGATACGTTCACCGTGAATCTCTCAAGCAACGTTCTGACGATCGCGTGACCCATGCAAATTCAAATGAGAATCGTGTCGGTTACAGTCCCTCAATCGGCCGACGTCGTCGTGATCGATGTTGACCTCGGAATCCCCGGGGCAAGCGGTCAATTTCGGTTCACCGCGCAGCAGGCGAAGGATCTGGGGCGCGACCTGATCGCGGCCGCGCAATCGATCCCGAGCAAGGGGCGACATTTCGTCCTTCAAGCCGATCCGGGAGAGTTCTCGGCGGACGATTTCCTTAAAGCTCACATGAGCAGGGATTGACAGATGGCGAATTCAGGCGCCGGCCTCACCGCGAACCTCACGGCGGCACAGCTCGACCAGGATTTCGGCGGCGATGCGGCAACGATCATCAACGCGCTCGATCGGGTGCACAGGCGATACCAAGTCTACTGGCTTCCAAGTGGCAGCGATGGAACGATCGGCTATCAGGCGCTCAAGACCGCAGCGGGCGATGCCAACGCCGCCACGGATTACGCCAACATGGCGACGGCTGTAACCCTCATGGAAAAGCTCTATCAGGTGTTGATGGGTAATGCGACGATCGCGGTCGATTCGGGCAATGGTGGCAATGGCACCGTCACGGTCGGCGCTGTCGGTTCTGGGTTCAATTTCTATCAGTTCCTGGCCCGTATCTGCGGCGACAACGTAGCCTGATGGCCACGTCGATCTATACAGGCTCGGCTTCGCCCGGCGCTGCGGCCACTGGGCGACCTCAACAGGGTCATGTTCAGTATGCCGTCAATCAGGGCGCGTGGTGGGTGTTTTATCTGACATCCACCAACCAATTGAGCGCCCAGTATTCCAGTGATGGCACGACCTGGAGCACGCCGACCGGAAGCCCTTTCACCCTTGCGGCAGCGCATGGATCTTTCGGGTACAATTTCGGCTTTGCTTATGCGAACATATCTTCTACAGATATACTGCACATGGCAGCAGTGAGCATTATATCTAACACAGCAACCCATCGTCATAGTCGATTTACGCTAGGAACAACATGGAGCAACACGAACGCCGAAGCTACGGTGGGCACCCCATCAAGTGCGGCGGGCGGCCAATATCCTGTTGGTCCGGTCACGATCCTGGATTCGAGCAATACACCCGTCGATAGCTCGTGGGCGATCGATGTTGGCGGAGCAGGCGGAAGCTCCGCGCCTGCCATTGCCACGCACACGGATAGCGGCACAAGCTGGACCGCTGGATATGGGACGCCGCACGATTTTTCCTCGGTGTCCGCCCTTTCTGAGTCTAACTTCCTGGCCTCGCTGGGATCTCAGAACCTATTGCTCGTCAATGACAACGGCAGTGGGTCAGCCGTATTCACAAACTTATTTGCCTACAAGTACACAGGCTCATGGGGGTCAAACACCACCCCGTTAGCCGGCAATGTCACGTCAACCAACGACAATAATTGGGGCGCAACGGCGCTTTCGACAAGCGCGATTTCCGTGGTCGCGCTCTCTAATAACAGCAACACCTACGTATGCAGGACTTTTAACGGCAGTTCCTGGAGCACATTTACCGCACCGGCGAATTTAGCCTATGGAACTACTTCAGGAATCGCATGCGTCAATGACGGAACGAATATTTATATCTTCGTGGCGGACGCCTCGAAGAACATCCAGTACAATAAATCGACCGGCACGACTTGGGCCGGCTGGACGGTTCTTGAGGCCACTCGGACGAACGCGCCAACCTATCTTACGGCCTGCTACAGCGCGGCCAAATCAGCAATCCTTGTCGCATGGACCGAGCACAACGGAAGCAACTATGAGGTCTGGTCGAGCCTACTCTCATTAAGCACGAGCAACAATTATTCTCTCGCGGCTTCCCCGGGTTCATTCGCTGAATCCGGTGTAGCGTCGGGATTGTCGGCGGCGCGGCACCTGACCGCCTCGTCCGGTTCGTTTGCCGAGACCGGTCAAGCGGCGACGCTCCGCAAGGGCTACAACCTCGCTGCGGCGGTGGGGTCGTTCACCGAGTCCGGCCAGACCGCGGGGCTCAAGTCCGCGCGATCGCTGATCGCGGCGGCGGGATCCTTCACCGAGTCCGGCCAGACCGCGGGGCTGAAGGCGGCGCGGTCTCTGATCGCGGCAGCCGGGGCTTTCGTCGAGTCCGGCCAGACCGCGGGGCTGAAGGCGGCGCGGTCTCTGATCGCGGCGGCGGGGTCATTCGCGGAGACTGGACAGGCCTCCACGCTCCGCAAGGGTCGCAACCTCGCCGCGGCGGCGGGGTCATTCGCGGAGACCGGCCAAACCGCAACCCTGATCAAGGGCTACAATCTCGCGGTCTCGGCGGGGTCATTCGCGGAGACCGGCCAGACCGCAACGCTCCGCAAGGGACGCAACCTGACGGCGGTCGCCGGGGCATTCTCGCTCACTGGCCAGGCTGCGGCGATGAAATCGGCGCGGTCGCTGCTCGCGGCGGCCGGCTCGTTTGCGGAAACGGGCCAGACCGCAACCCTGACATGGTCTCATGCCGGGGCCAAGACGCTCGTCACGTCGCCCGGATCGTTTGCTTTTACGGGAGTGGCGGCCGGACTGGCGAGCGCGCGGCATTTGATCGCGATTGCGGGGGCGTTTGCCGAGACCGGCCAGACCGCCGGCCTCAAGGCTGCTCGATCGCTCGTCACGGCGAAGGGCACATTCACCGAGGCTGGCCAGGCCTCCACCATGGCTCGGGGTCGCACCTTGGCGGCTGCGGCGGGATCGTTCACCGAAACCGGTCAGACTGCCAGTTTTCATGCGACGCTCACGCTGGTCGCCGGCGCCGGTTCGTACGCCCTGGCGGGGCATCCCGCAACTCTCACGACCACGACGCTCGTCACGGCGGCCACGATCGCCGAGGCGACGTATAAGCGGCTGGTCGGTCTCGGCGACCTCGCCGCGCTCGGAGTGATCGGGATCTATCCATATTACGCGCCGGAGTCGGCCGGATCTGTCGGACCGTGGATCGAATACGAGGTCGACGACTCCGCAAACGAGATCGATCTGGATGGCGATCATCCGACGGGAGAGGCAACATTGACGCTTCGCGCGGTGTGCGCCTCCTTACGAACCTCGGAACTCATCGTGGAGTCGCTCCGCGCCAATCTCCCGACAATCGGAGCGTCCTGGTCCGGGCTGATCGTCGACGCCGCTCTGATCGATGACGAATCCGATGATTACGTCCAGAATCCGGACGGCTCCGATACGGGGCTCTTTCAGATCACGCAGACCTACACGCTCCTTTACAAGGTCCCCTCGACTTAAGGACCAAGCACCATGGCGAACAAAATCAAAGCTCTGGGGACCCTGCTCCAGGTCTCGATTTCGGGCACCTACACGACGATTGCGCAACGGGCGAGCATCGAGCCCGCGGCCGTCGAGATCGACATGAAAGAGACGACGGAGCTCGATAGCACGTTCGTCGAGAGGCGCCCGACTCTCCCGGACCCGGGAGACCTGATGGTGAAGGTCTGGCTCGACCCCAATGACGTCGGCCACAAGTACCTCCGGGATAGCAACGCCGCGGCATCGAGCACGGCGGAAAGCTTCAAGCTGATTTTTCCGTCGAGTCCCACTTCAACCGCGACTTTTGCGGGCTACGTGCAGAGTTACAAGCCTGGCGGGATCGACCCCAAGGGATACCTTGAGGCAGATATCAAGATCCAGCTTTCGGGTCCGATAACGTGGAGTTGACATGCTGAGTCGAGACGACATCTTGCGGGCGCGGGATCTTCCCACGGAAGAGCTTGCAATTCCGGAATGGGGCGGGTCCGTGCGTGTCCGGGCCTTGACCGCAGGCGAGCGGGACGCGTTCGAGCTGGAAATGCGGGATTCCCGAACGAACGGCCATTCGCCCAACGTCCGGGGCGCGCTCGCGGTCAAGGTCCTGGTCGACGAGCAAGGACGGCGGCTCTTCGAGGATCATGACGCCGCGACGCTCGCGGCGCTCGACGCGCGGCCGCTCGATCGGATTTTCACGGTCGCCGCCAGGCTATCCGGCATCACCAGGGATGACGTGGACGAGCTCGAAAAAAACTGAGAGAGCGGCCGGCTCGATTGCTCTTGTTCCGGCTCGCGCTGCAGCTCGGCCGGACGGTCGGCGAGCTCGAGCGAGAGATGAGCTCACGGGAGCTTTCGGAGTGGATCGCTTACGAGCGCATCCATCCGCTTCCGGACCCGCACTGGTCGGCCGCTTTGATCTGTTCGGTGCTCGCGAATTGCTGGGGCGCATCGACAAGTCCGGAAGACTTCCTCCCGACGGTGCAGACCCTGCGCGAGCAGTCGCCGGCTGAGGCGCTTGAGATCTTCAGTACTTACGCAAACGCACACAACGCCCGATTAGGAGTGTGAACCATGGCTTTCGGCTCGGCGACAATCAGTCAGCAGATCAAGGCCTCGTTGCCTTCGATCAATTTGCCCACCACGTATTCCGTCCCGTGCGATATGCCGAAGATGGACCGGGTCTACTCGAGCGGCACGGGCGCGGGGCAGGTCGACGGCATCCATTCGAAGACCTATTCGCTCGCGGCCACGCCGACAACGCTCGACCTTACGGCGATGACGGACCCAAACGGCGCGGCGATCACCTGTTCGACCGGGCGGATCCGGTCGCTCTGGCTGCAGAATTTGAGCAACTATGCCATCACCATCGGCGCCGCGGCGTCGACACAGTGGCTGGGAATGCTCGGCACCACAACCTCGACGCTCGTCGTTCCGCCAAACGGGATCTTGACGTTTTCCGACCCGACGACGGTAGGAACTTCGGCCGGCGCCTACGTCGATTCGACGCATAAGTCACTCAAGATCGATCCGGGCGCGAACACGGTGCAGTTTAATCTCGTGATCTTGTTCTGCAGCGCCCAGAGTTGACCATGGCAACAATCGGCGTCCTGAATCTCCTGTATTCCGCCGATACAACCGGCCTCGCCGCCGGCACGAAGGCGGCTCGCGCGCATGTCATGAGCGCCGATGAGGTGGCGAAAGAGAGCGCCGAAAACTGGAAAAAGTTCAGATTGGCCGTCATCGGCGCCGGAATCGGAGCGGCGGCATCCCTCGAAGAGATGACGAGATCCGGCTTTGCAGCTATCAACGCGACGCGGCAAATGGCCGCGCGCGTGGGAACGTCCGTTGACGAGCTGTCCCGGCTGCAGTCTGCGGCAAAGCTCGCGGGCGTTGATAGCGAAACCCTGGGGACGGCATTTTTCCGCATGGAGCGGTCACTCTCCGAAGTCGCCGAGACCGGAGCGGGCAAGGCGGCGCCGCTCCTCGAAAGGCTAGGGCTCGACGCCAAGGCTCTCACATCCCAGGATCCGGCCGAGACGTTCAAGGAGATGGTGGGGGCGCTCGGCGGCATCGCGAATCCCATGGAGCGCATGAAAGCGGCCATGGACCTGTTCGGCCGCGGATCACAACCGATCCTGCAGCTCGTGATGAAGGGGCGAGAGGGCATCGAGCAGATGGAAGAATCGGCCGACCGCCTCGGCGTCAGTTTCAACGACATCGACGCCGCCAAGGTGCAGGAAGCCGCAGTCAGTCTTCAGGAAATCTGGGAAGCGGTCGAAGGAGTGGGCCGATCGCTGGCGATCGAACTTGCTCCGTGGATTCACGAGGTCGCCGAGCGCTTCGTTGACTGGGCAAAGTCAGGAGTCAACGCCGGGTCCATGGTGACGCAAGCCGTGGACTGGGTCGGCAACGCAATGAGCTATCTTGCCGACGTCGTGCAGGTCGCTCAGACGGCGTTTTACGGATTCCGGGCCGTGTTTCTGGAGGGTCTCTCTTTCATTGTCTCGGGAATCGACAAGGTCATTAACGCGTTCGGCTACCTCTATGAAAAGGTGACTGGGAGCAAGCTCGAGCTCACGAATTTCTTCAAGGATTGGTCGGACCAGCTTGAGGGGTCGGCAGTCAAGGACCTGGACCGGGCCGGCCAGATCTGGGGCAAGGAGTGGGGTCACGCCACGGTCCGAGCATTCGCCGACGAGGTCAAGCTCGGCGCCGAGTCAAGGGCCGTCCACGCTGCCGAGCAGGCGGCGAAATTTCGGATGCCAGGTGAGGAGATCGAGACGCGCGGCAAGGCGTCAACATCGGTCAAGGCGGCCGAGCTCGGCTCGAGCGAGGCGGCAAACACGATCCTCCGGACCGCATTCGGCGGAGGCCGGAAGGACATGGCGGCGGTTGCCGATCACACCAAGCGAACGGCCGACGGAATCGCACAGCTCATTGATAAGGTGGCGGCCTTCACGGGCATGAGCGAGCTCGAGGTCATGGAGGGATTCTCGACGTGAGCAGCGTTACACGCAACGGAATCACGTTCAAGGATCTCAAGCAGGGTTCCAAGGGGCGATGGTCGGTCCAGGGCGGGCGCGAGTACACGGTCAAGGTCATGGCGCTCACGTCGGGCGCTCATATCGGACCGCAACAGGTCCTGACGTCGACCGGCGTCCGCTTCGGCGACTTCTACCGATGGCCGATATGCGGGCTCGCGACGGAATGGGACTACGGGTCCTTTGTAAACACGATCGACCTCGAGCCCGACGCGAAGGACTCTAAACAATGGGTCATCACACTTGAATACAAGCCGTTCGACGTTAACCACGAGGGCGGCTCGAATGACAACGTGAGTTATGACGGCAAGGTAAACCCGTTCACGATCCCTCCACAAGTCACCTGGGGATCAAACAAGGTCGAGCGTAACTGGCCTTACGATTACACGACCTCCGGTTCTCCCAGTTACACCCCGCAACCAAAACCGTACGTCAACGCCGCCGGGGATCCGCTTGAGGATCCGCCGAAGACGGAAGATAGCAATCCGGTCGTGACGATCGTCCGATACGAGAAGTTTTACGATCCCAACATCGTATCACTATACAAGAATCACACAAATCTCGGCGTCTGGCTGAACGCCGGAACGCTCCCGGGCCTGTCGGATGTTTTCGTCGGCTATCCCGATAACACAATGAAGTGCGGCGAGATCAGCGCGAAGCGAGTCTATGACCCGGACTGGGGCGTGTACTGGGAGGTCACCTACGAATTTGAGTACCGGCCTCAGACCTGGACCGCCAAGGTCTTGAACGCCGGCCTGCGATCGCTGCAATCCGGCAAGCTCAAACAGATCGTTGCGGCCGACGGTTCTGCGGTGTCCTCGGCGGTCTGTCTGGCGACCGATGGAACCTACGATCCGACCTCGCCGCCGACGCCGAATTTCCTCAGTTTCCAGCCGTACCCCCAGGTCGACTTCACCGGCCTGAACATTCCCTACACGATCTTCATCTCGGGTCCGACGGCCTGATATGCCTCCAGGTCAACCGGCCAAGGGCAAAGGAGTCGTGTTCGGCAGGGAGGCCGCGCAGCGGATAGCCCGGACGGTGCTCCGATCCGAGGGATCTCCCGACGATGCGGGCTCGTCGCGCGTCCGGTCCGGCGGCGCGCCATGGATGACGATCCAGCCAGCAACCGTCACAACCGCGATTCCGACGGGTGCGCTGGCGGCTCCGTCAACGTCTGGGCGCATCACAATCTATCGCGACGACGGCGCCGGCGGCCTGGTCGCCGCCGAGACCGGCCAGCAATGCAACAACGTCCACGCGTTGTCGGCCTCAATCGGCAATGGCTCGACCGTTCAAGTCTACTGGCGGGCGGGCGTGTGGTGGCTCGTGAGCGCAGACTGCCCGAGCTAGTTTGACATGCCGGGGATCCTGCTCAATCCATCGTGTTGTTGCGGGCCCGGAGGCTGCTCGGCGTCGATATGCGTCAAGCTCTATGGCGGGCCATGGTGCGGCGTCTGCCTCGATGGGCCGTTCTCCGTCACATTCGATAAGGCGGTCGGCGGCCAAACAACGTGGACGATGTCCGGCGGCGCCCCTCACCCTCAGACGGTCGAGATATACGAGCCTGGTCTCGGGATGTATCCCTATTTTCGGATGTATTTATACCCGGAGGGATACCCGCTACTTCCGAATGTGCTTTGCCTAGGCGGGCGATCGGGACCGGCGAGCGGCGATCTCCTCGGCACGGTGGCGGCACTGGCGCTTACGACGGACGTTACGTGCGATCCGCTCGGCGGCTCGCTTTCCGTGCCGTCCTCCACGATCGGGAGCGGCGTTAGCACGATTTTTTCCGACCTGTACGCGTTCGGAGTTCGGACGGCGTCGATCTCCGGACCGGCGGCCTACGGCGCGGGGTGCTATCCTGTCTTCAGCGTCGCGGGCTGCAACGGCCTGGCGGTCGCCGGCGCGACCGTCAACATCTGGAACTCGTCGAGCAAGACGACTTTCTATGGTTCAGGCACGACCTCCACGTCCGGAAGCGTCGCGGTCCCGGTCACGACATTTTCCCC